ATACCAGCATCTTCATAGCTTCTTGGAACAGTTTTACCTGCTCGCTTGGCCGCCTTTTGAGCTTTACGAAGAGCCTTTTGAGCTTTTATTGTCAACTTAGCCTTTAACAGTTTTGCACGATCAGCCATTTTTTTATCACCCTTCGCTGCCTTCTTCGCAGCTCGGTCAGCGCGACCTGAAACGGTAACGCGTGATGCAATTCCTTTACCAATCTTTTTAAGCAGGCCCTCCCTTTCACTCAATGTATTAAACCTATCTTCAAGAATCTTTTCGATTTCTTCATCGGACATCTCAGAGATATTAACGGTTTCATCTTCGAGAATACCGTCAATAGCCATTTCATAAAGAGAATCTTCAAGGTCTTCTTCGGAAAGCGTACTTTCGTTAATACTGCTTTCTTTATCGTTATAAACCTTATCAGCAACTTCCACCGTTTTGGTATCAACAGCGCTTTTAACTTTATCACGCATCAGGTTATTAAAGACTGAAGAAGCTTCATCTTTATCACCCATCGCTAGTGATGTGATTAATTTTTTAATATCGGCCATGTTGTTATTTATATTGTTTAGGGTTTTAAGCATTTAGAATGTTACATATTTTTTATTTAAAACAGATCGTCGTCTTCCTCTTCTGCAGGTTCGTCAGCAATCTCTGCTTCCATTCTTTCAACATCTTCTTCAGACATATTAAGAACGTTACTTCTTACCCACTTATTGGAGTAATATTTTCCAATATGCGGTTGAATTTGATCAAGCATATTAAGTCTTTCACCAAGGATCTCAAAGTCCTTGAGCTCTGAAAAGAAGTTATCTTCAATATAGTCCACTGATATGGCTTCACGAATCTCAGGCCATTCGGATTCAGTACAAATGTTTTTCAACAAGCATTGTACCTTGAGCATTTCAATAAAAAGAAGAGAGAACTTCTTTCTTAAACGGTTAATAAACTTCTGGAATTTAACTTCTTCTCTGCTAATCTCACTTGCTCGTCCAACGGTATACTGCGCGCCTTCAACATCAAGACGACCAACAGGAACATTTAAAGAGCGATAAAGTTTCTTTTGGAAGAAGATAACATCGTCAATCTGACTAAGGTTTTCACCGCCAGGGAGAGTTTGGATTTCAGTTCCACGTCCGCCTTCTCGTCGTGGAAGCCAAAAGTCTTCCAGCATACTCATTGCTTTACGGTCATCTTTAACTTCACCGTTTGTTGCATCGTAAACAAGTTTGTTTCGATACTTGCTCATGATACCCTGAACATATTGTTCAGCTTTACCCTTTGGAAGGTTACCAATATCAATGTAAAAGATTCGGCGTTCAGGTGCTCGTGAGATACGGTAAATAACCAACGCATCTTCCATGATACGAAGTTGGTTTACAAGCTTAACGCTTTTGTGAAGGTAAGAAATGGCATACTTACCTGTATCATCTAGGTTACCACTTGGAACATAAACAATACTTGTTGGATCAATTTTAATTGCGTTTGTACTTGATCCTAAATTGTCGCTATAAAGAAAGTATTCCCTTGCAACGTAATGTGTTTTAACCTGATTATCTGGATCAGTTTTGGTTTTAATTTCTTTAATCTTTTTAATCTTCAACGGATCAATCATTCTTACTTCCTGAATACCTTTTTTGATATTATCAGGATCAATAAGAAGATGGTAATAAAGTTTACCGTCAATGTACCACCGGCGGAAAATATCGTGGCCGTTGAAGTTAAAAGAAAGAAGTTTACAAACGGTTTGAAATTCTTCTCGAATCAAATCTTTAACGTTATCAGGAACGTCAAGCGCATCGGTATCGAGATTAACTGGGGTACCTGCATTATCTGCAACAATAGCCCCGTTAATAATATCAGAAATAGCGTTATCGCATTCAGGTTGAGATGCTGCTTGACGATATTTAAGAATAGCGTCTCGTTCGTTACCAACGCTTACATCGTCAAGGTCAAGTGTTTGTCCATAGTAACCACTTGTACTATTTCCTGAAATGACCTGACTTCCGTCCGTTTCAATAGGAGGCGCAAAAGACGATACCTTTTTTTCTTCTGGAGCGTCATCAATTTCTTTTATTGCGCGAGAAATGTCAAGTCCGAATATCTTCATATAGATTTATATATACATTAAATTATCTCGGGAGGAATACACCCCCCGAGATAACTGTTTTAATTTTTACACTGAATGATTTATTAAGAAGTTACTCCTTCAGCCGTCCAGTATTGGTACTGGAAGTCAACGGTAAACTCCTCAATGGCATCATTTGAATCAGCAGCAAGTTCAATCCCGCTTACAGCTGTTGGAAACGCGTCAACGAAGGTGTATGTTTTAATACCATTCTCGTCACCGTCTCGGTCAAGTTGAACCATTTCCATGTTTCGCATGTAGCCCAAGTGTTGGCCGAAAATAGCGTCATCACTAACGTTAGCTTCGTGGTTATTAATACGATTCACCCAACCTTCAAACGCATCGCGAAGGTTAAAGTCAACGTCGTTAATAACAGTAATTGTCCAAGCGTCAGCAAAAGCCATATCACCAGCAATTTTAAGATTTCTTCCTCTAAACGGAACTTCAATCTGTCCAATGTTGCTAGCAGGAATACCGCTTGTTGCTTTAATCAAAAATCGAGATTGCTCTCGCAAAGCCTGATTGTTATCAGGGAATGTAACCCTGCACTCAAACAGGTTGGGTCGAGCCCCACCGCGGAAGTTTGATTTGAATTTTGAAATACCTGTGTTGGTAGTAGCCATAATTTTTTATCCTAACTATTTGTTGTTATTTATATCCTTATTGCTTATCTTCCGATTAATTCCTCGAAAGATATACCAGTTCTAGTAGCAACGAAATTCAGCGTTACAAAGTTAATCGAACGTGTAGGCTTGATAAAGATATCAGCCACGAAACGATTCGCATCAACTACCGCACTGCCATTATTACTTTCATCGCAAACAACGCGGAAGTCAGTAATACCTCTCCGGCCTTGAACATCCCGAAGGAATGGCTCAATAGCGTTACGGAAAGTAGAGCGTGTGAATGTATCGTTAAGTTCAAACAGTTGGAACTTACTTGCAGTAGCAATCGCTTTCTCGATAGTAATAAAGAGACGGCGAACGTTAATGCGATCAAACGCGCTAGGCTTGGTTAAAGCGGTCTTATCACCGAAGAGAACCGTGCCTTGCCCGGGAATGGTAATAACAGGGTTGATTCGCTTTTGGTAAAGTTCGTCACGATCTGCTTTCTTAGGGTTATACGCAAGACGTGTAACACCTCGAAGTTGACCGCGGTTAAAACCAGCAGGAGAGAACCAAGTATCGGCAACATCGTCAGTAGCTGCACACAGACCAGCAATGTGGCCATGAAGCTGAATGAATGCGAATGCGTCGCGATACTTATTATAAACATAAGCAGGAGTGCTATCAAACACAATGTAGCTACTAGAACTAATAGCATCAAAGTGCGTTGTGATTGCGCTCTTCTTAGCGGAGTCGGATGTTAAATCCTTAACTGCAAGAGGAGCAGAGATAAATCCAACAAGATCTTTACGGCTGTCAGCAATGGTTTTGACTTTAGCGTCAGATTCACCACCGCTATCTTCAAAAGCGAAGAGCAGGTTGATCTCGATTGTTTCTGAATCTTCAAACAGCTCAAGTGCGGTTACAACCGTAGCATTTGTAAAGCTGGATGCATCAGCACCGCCTGCAAGGTCTACGTATGTTTCGCCTGGGCTGTCGTCTCCAAGCCAAGAGATTGCTCCAAGGTCTGTGGAAACTGAAGTAATCTCTGGATCAGTTGATGTATCCTTAACACCAAAGATAAGTGAGGAATTAGTATTAACAAAATCTGCCCAATAGTTAGATTCGCCAAATTGGTTTTTAGCATTACGTGCAATGGAAAGGCCTTCGTGAACTTCAAGAATTTCTCCTTGAATCCCTGAAAATAGGCCGCCATTGTCAACAACTACAATCGATACTTCATCGTTAATGGCAGTTCCTCCCGTGAGATCCAATGCAAAATCGCTTGTCCCAGGTTTGAACTGTAATGAACCTCGAACGCTTGCGGGTTGAGAGTCATAGTTTTCTTCATTAACAACGTGAACCCTGAGTGAGTTACCAAGTGCACCAGCACAGCGAGCAACAACGTGCGCACCAAGTGTATTAAGAGCGGCTTGATTAGTTTCGAGTTCCGTTACAGTACTAATGGTAAATCCAGCCGACTCAGGAGAATCATCTCCATGGCTAGAATATGAGTTGAGTGCTGTAGCTGCGTTTGCCCGTACAACTTTCAAGTTGTTGCTGTATTTCAAGAATGCAGCAGCTTCCAAAAAGCTACGTTCGAGTGTGGCGTCTTCTGTTGAGGGTGCTCCAAATATTCTTGCGAGTTCCTTCTCCGAACTGACGGTTATGACTTCTCCAATCGGTCCCCATCTGAAGTGACCAGCATATCCACCAATAGAGGTAGACTGTGCCGGAATGATGTCTGTAAGGTCGATTTCTTTGACCTCGACACCTGGTGATACTAAAAATCCCATGTGTTATCCTTTCAGTGTAATTTAATTAATAAGTGTTAAGAATCATTATAAGGTTATATCCAATACCATCTATTTATTATTTTTCACTTTTAAAGAGACCTCCAGCGTTCCATCTCTTGAATGATATCCTGATAATGATCAAGTGATTCTGGCGTTTCGTTACCTGCATCCACAAAACCAAAGGGTGGTAAATCCTCTTCCATCTCCATTAGCTTTTCCTGATAAAGAAGATCCTTAAG